TTAAGAATTCTAATTTTACCGAATCTTGGTCTCTCATAGTTTTAATTGTTTTTAAAATTTCTTTTTTCTTTTCTTGTTAGTTTCATAAAGGGTCTAACAAAATTAACCCACGCGTCATCACTTTTTGGTAGATATTTGAAGAATCCGTCCTCCATCATCATCTTAATAAGGTTTCTATACCCCCTTCCATCAGGGTCTAAAGTTTCCTTATAATACAATTCAACAAGTTCCTTTCCTTCTTCGGTTATTAGAGGATTTGATAAATCAACAATTTTTTTGTTAACCTCAAAAAACTCATCACCATATACTCCGGTTCTTGTTTTCCCTGATAATAGATTCTGTAATGTCTTGTTACTTCTATTCTCTTTTAGTAAGATTTCCGCCTTTTCTAAAATATCGGTAATAGAAACCGGTTTTTCAAGTAGCTCAGGAAAAAACTTTATAAGTGTTTTCTCACCAAGTCCGGAAATACCATCAATGTTATCCGATTTATCACCAGATAAAATCTTATAGGTACGAACATTTTGATGTGGAAAATAATAATATTCCAACATTACTTTGTCACCGTTTCTGAATGTTTGTTTTGTTTTTGGATAATACACCGATACTTTATCGGATATAAGTTGTAGGAGGTCTTTGTCCCCCGAGAAAATCGTTTTCTGTTCGTTCTCCGAGATTTGGCAGTAATATGCAATCAAATCATCCGCCTCATTTTTTTCGACGTTTATTTGTCTTATATAACACTCTTCCAAATACTCTTTAACCCTCTCTTTTTGTTCTTCAAAAGATTGGTCCTTAAAGTCATCTGTAACTCTACGTTTTTCTTTATATTGGGGATACAATGTTTTTCGGGTTAGGGAATTATCATTCCCATCCCAAAACACAACTACTTTGTCGTAGTTTTCTTCGTCTATAAGTCTACGAAGGGTATTCACAAAGTGCCATACGGCACCTATGTGTTTACCTTTATTAAAAAAATCTTTAACCCCGTGGAATCCAATTTTTGTTAAATTGTTACCATCCACTAATAGTGTTTTAACCACTTTTTGTTTGTTTACGTTAGTACTAGTCTTCGTCCTCTTCTTCTACTTTTGAAACAATATCTTTATAGACGATTTCTCCGTCACCTGATAATATTTGATTCCAAAATTCTGAATATTCTTTTTTGTATTTCTCTAAAGCCGATTTGTCGTCTTTAATATACCCTTGTGGTACCGCAATGATTTTACCATCCTTGAATGAAATACCATTAACGTGGTTTTTCAATACAGATATTTTAGTTCTTGTTGCGTAAGCTACCGTTCTTCCTCCTTTGGTTGCCGTAATGTGGTTAATACCCGCTTTTTTCTGATTACCGAACAAGAATACTAAACTTGACGCTAACCATAATGCCTCGCCACCTTTTGCTTTAATCTCAGGTTGTCCAAACGGATTGTCCGGAAGGTCTACCCAAGGTTGATTGATAACAACCAAAGTCGAATAATACGGAACACTTTCTTTTTTTGTTTTAGAGATTCTTGAGTGAATACCCATACCAATTGTGTCCGCAAGTGCCGCAGCATTGTGCATTTTTCCACCCTTACCTTCGTAAGTCATCTTACACGGAATAGAACCAACAGAATCCCAACAGAATAAAATGTTATAAGGAATATCACCACTTTCTTGGGCATCCAATATATCATTCATATAGTCGGTTAATTGTTCAATATAATCAAAACTATCATTAAAGATAAAATGACCATCCCAATTACCATCCTCGTCTTGTTCTGCTTGTAATCCTAATTCAACCGCGTGTTTCCAACTCCATTTTTTCTCTGTGATAATTATAACCGGTAAATCACCCCTTCTTTGAGCGTCAGCCGCCGCTAAAATCATCGCAGTTGTTTTTGATGAGTTTGAATGCCCCAAAAACATATTGATTCCACCCATAATAGGTCCCGGTAAACCACAAGCCTCCATAAAAGCTTCACCACAATTATAATAACTCTCGTCTTTATATTTTGTTTTAGTAGAATACTTTCCTTTAATATCCTCCATTGAGAAGGTTTTCTTTTTTATCCCCATATGTCCAAGTTAATTGTTGTTTTTGTTAGTTTTTAATAGAACTAGGACATCGTGTCTTAGTTGATGTCCTAGTTAATTGTCCAAGTTAGTTTTTTTTTTGATTAGAACGGCATATCATCATCCCCTTCATCGTCCGCTTGTGGGTCAACAGGTCCTGATGGTTTTGAACCACCAAATGAAATTTCATCTTCGTCTGAATTACCATAATCGTAACCACCTTTGTCAGAATTCCATTTTGGAGTTTCACCTCTCGCAATTGCCTCTAAGTATTCAACCGGTTTTTTAGAATAAACATCCTCCCAAGTTAATTCATCGTTAATCCAAGAGTCCGCAAGTTCTTTATCCTCGTGAACAGGTGCCGCGTCATCATACATAACGGTTTGAATAACAGTGTAGTAAGCTCCTTTTGGAGTTTTTGCCTTAGTTAATTCTAAGATAAGGTCTCTACCTTTTTCAGGGTCAGCAATATCACCTTTGTTTCTGTAGATAGGTATGATTTTGTCATAGATTCCCTCATTTTTGTAGTTTGATTTGAATCTCCAAAATTTAACACCATCTTCTTCGTTATCTCTATCGATAACCTTAACAATGTAGAATTTACGTGATAAGTAATTTGATGCCAATTTTTTATCAGCTTCTTTACCTGTTGAACGTAATTCTTCGTAAACCTCAGTTAAAGGTGAACGCTCATTGTCGTTTTTTCCCGGGTCATAAAATTTTTGGAATTTTCCGTCTACTTGAATCTCGTGGTACCAAACTTCTTTGAATGGTGAAGAACCATCTTTTGTTGGTAAGATTCTTAATCTTTTTTGTCCTTGGGTTTCCTTATCAGTAAGGATTGCCGCAAAGTATTTTTTCATTCTTTCTTCTTGTGTGAATTTTGAGGTAGAAGAAGTACTACCTTGTTTTGCTTTCTCGTATTGAGACAAAACTGCGTCTAATGAATTTGTCGCCATAGTGTTTAAAATATTTAAAGGTTTATAAAAGTATAAGTGTCAGCCGTGTGTTTGTCAAATTGTTTTATAAAATAAAACGGACTAATGTCCGTCTTATTTATCTTAGTTGTTGGAATGATGTTGGTTTACCTTCATCACCAAAATTTCTAAATGTTTTCTTAATTTCAATTGGTGAATAATCTTCAACATCATCTTGAGTTAAAATATATTCATTTTTTCCCGATTTTTCCATATCATCTTCTTTATCATCAAAGAATTGACTTAGTTTCTGATTGAATGGTCCCGAATCTAAACTTCTAAGTTCCAATTTTTCTTGAGGTGTTTTTTCTCTATATTTTTCAACTTTCATTTCTAAGTCATTTAATTTACTCATAATACCATCCATCTCACCTAATTTATTTTCTAAATTATCTAAATGTTGGAATAAGTTTTCAAAATACTCTTCTTGTTTTTGTTCAACTTTTTTCTGAGATTTTACTAAATCGGTAATATCCATTTCTTCCGTTTTACCTTCAGAATCTCCTTCACCAACTTTTTCTACATCAGGGTCATTTTCTAAATCAACCGGTTGTGGACCTGTAGGTGCTGCGGGTGCCGGTGCTGCCATATTTGGGTCAACAGGTGCCGGAGCACCTCCTGCCGGTGGTAAAGCGTTTGGGTCTCCCTCACCCGGAGGTGGTGGTAAAGTAGCATCCTGTTCAACAATATAATTATTGATTGAATTATATCTAGCAATTTCCTCTAAAATTCTATTATCAATTTTTTTCATATTATCCGTTTAATAATTGTTTTACACCGGTTGTTGTTTCAACCTGTATTTTTCTATTTTGGTTCATTGTGTTATCAACTCTTTCAATAAGACCATCTTTCATTCTAATTGTATAACAATCTCCTGAATCTAAATCGCAAACTTGCTTTGAGCCGTTACCCATATCTTTTTCCGTAGTACGAGTTTTTTTACCTAAGTAATTCTCTAATAATGATTTTGTGTCCATAATCTTTTTTATATATAAATATCTGTTTATTTGTAAATGTTATTTTATCTCAAAACTAATAACGTAGTCATTCCAAATTGCTTGTTGTCTTGAACTTTCTCCAACATTAGTTACCGGTAAATCGAGATTTGCATAAATCCATATACGGTATGTATATTTACCTACTAAATCTTTTTGAGCCGTCGTTGCACCACAACCCTCATCATCCAAAATATTTTGTCTAGTTATTGTAAACGTTTCTTTATTTGTTGAAAAATACTCATCTAACCTTGTTCCTGACCCCTCGGAACTACCACATTCAGATGTTACTTTGTAATATTTATATTCAGCAACAAACATTTTCCATACACCAACATTTGGTTTTATGGTTACCGTCAACTTATTAAATGAGCCACCCACTTCTTCAACAACAAAATCAAATGGTTCGGGAGCCGGAACTTCCGCCGGTGGTGGTGTATTGGTGTAATTACCTGATATTGGATTAAATTTTTGAATAGATTCTTGCACACGACTTTCAATTGTTTGAATATCTGTAGAACTCATTGATGTATAAACAGAATCCGGACTTATATCTGAGTCAGCATTTAATATAATAAATTTAGTAATATCTGTTGCCGATATAGTAGCAATGTTAGCAACTCTTTTTTCATATCTAGAAATTAAAAAATCAACATTTTGATTTAAACTATCAAACACAACATATGGTTTATTTGAATCACTACAATAATATTTTTTAGTGGTAAAAAAAGGTCCAACAGATGGCCCCCAATCTTGTAATAAATCCACAGCACTGTAATTATTGGATTGAGATTGTAACATACCACTTTGAGATGACCTTATATACATTGTTGCAAAAACCGAATAACGTATTTTTTGGTCATTTGTTTTTGACAATATTAAATCAACAACTTCTTTATATGTTGCACTAGAACTTACTTTATCATCAGTCACCGTAAACTTATCATACTTAGCGTTATCAGGTTTACAATTTTGACTATTACTTTGTTTTGTACCATCTTGTTTTGTATTTTCATCAACTTTATCACTAGTTTGTTTTTTAATATTAGTATTAGTAGTAGTTGCGGTCGTAGATTTAATTGCCTTTTCTTTTTCTTGCCTATCTTTTTTATTTTTGTCTATAATTGATTGTAATAATGTTGTTTTTAAAGATTGAATATAATTGTCCACCTTAGGTAATGATGCTGTTGGTTGTCTAATACCCTCAAACGTTGTTTCAAAGTTACCCGGAGATATTGAATGATTAACTGTTTGAATCATATATGGACCACTAAACATAGGAACATATCTTAAATTAAAATACATTGTAGGTTGTATCATAGCGTTACCCATCATAGTTACCTGACAAGAATAACTTCTATTTTTATATAAATTATATAATGAATTGTTTTGGGTAGCACCTCCTCTATTGTTTGATTGATTAGCCATTTGATTTAAAACTTCTAATGACTCAGCTGTCGCCTTTCCCGGATTTTGACTCACATTAAATCCGCGAAAAATTGATTGGTTTTGAGGACCAATATCCACATTAAACCCAACAACTTTGTTTGACTTATCCCAATCGTTTTTACCTATTTGGTTTTCCACTAATGGATTATCAACACGTCTTAAATCAAACGCATCATTTCTATAACGATAATCAACATTTTCTTTTAAATCTAATTGTTCACTTGGTTTTCCCGCATAAAAACAAACCATCTTTGCCGATGAGTTTCTATAATCAACATTCATAAATGTACCAAATAACGAGTTTGCAAATTCTAACGTTCCCTCCGGTTTTGGTTTTGGATTTTTAACCGCGTCTTGAACATTATAAAAATTAACATATGATGGTATATTCATCACAACAAAATTATTTTCAACTAATATTGTTTGGATGTACACTAACATAGTTGTTTTAACATTAATGTCTGTTAAGTTATTTTTTAATTTTTGTACATCAACAAGAATCAAATTACCAACATCTCGACTTGCCCTGTCCAATAATAAAACATCTTCAAATAATGTTTTTTCTTTAAAATCAGTTCCAGAAATCCATTTATCATTTGTAGCCTTAAATGATTCCCATAATTCAAGTTTACTTTGTTTACTCTCTAAAACAGTTTCAGGTTTTTCTTGAGAAGTAAAATTAACATTCGGTAACGCTTTCTGTATTTTAAGAATAGTACTATTAATAATTCTATCATTAAACGAATCTAAATTATCTAAATAACCATCCATTAATTTAACAAACTTATCATAATTCAAAGTATTGTCTTTTAATTTTTGAGTAGCGTAAATTTTAATTATTGGAGCCAATTTTTCAATATTATAGACATCAAACGCAACATTACAATCAATAAAGAAATCAGTAATATATGAACCCCCATCTTTATAGGTTAATTGAGGTATTTCAGAAAACCCAACGTATGTCTCCAAAGCAGCCCACTCTAATGGGTAAGTCGTAATTGAATTATTTAAGGTTGTTCCTGTAGGTAATGAATTTGGTGTTACATAGTTATAATAATCCCAAGTAACCGGTGTTTCAATTCTATGATTAGTTGAAAATGTGTAAAACAATTGTTTATTAAATGATGATGGATTACCTATTTTAAAATAACTGTTATAATTTAAAAATTGAGAAATTATATTTGAAACATTTGTTAATTGTTTTGATTGTACTTCTTCAACTGATAAATCATTACTTAAATTAGTGTTAGGAATTTTCATCATATTTCTCATTAATGATTGAAAATTTTTAAATGATTTTTCAGTATCAGTTTCAGTAGAGTTAGGGTCAACTTCATAATTATAGACCGATGTTGAAAAGTTTAAAAATTCAGTTTCAAATTGGTCTAAAGCGTCCCTATCAAACACCGAAAATATTTCACTCATTTTTGTATAATCAGTTGACTTCCCATTTATTGAGAAATTTTCTTGTACCGATTGACCCGAAAATATTTCTTTTAAATAATGAATTGGTTCAGGTTTACTAACTTTAGAATTATCAAAATATCCGTAATTAGGTGCCGTCCAAAATAATCTAACAGACCCATTATACATAGAAGTATTCCCCGACACATTTTCAATCATTTGACCTAGAATGTTAAAACACTCACTTTGTGTTTGATTAACCACACTCCCATTAGATGGAAATACAAATTTATATTGACCATAATCCCCATTGACCGATACCGACCAAGGTATTACTCTATTATTTATATTAAAAGCTGCCGGCGACCCTTGCACATTATTAATAACCGCCTCCGGAACATAAGTCATAACAAGACCATCAGTAAATCCTTTTTGAATATCACTATTAGTGTATCCTGTAAAAATATTATATCCTTGATAAAAAACATTAAAATCGTTAATTAATTTAGGATAAAATCCTGTATTAATTGTTGTATTATAACTTATCCCACCAACTGTTGTCGCAGTCAAATACTGTTCCAACACAATTGTTGTAGTACCAGTTTGTCCCGGAAGTATAACTGAATACGTCTTTGTTTTACTATTAGTTACCGGGTCAAAATTATTAACATAATCAAAATTCTTCCAACAATTAGTTAAAATATCAACATTAGTATTAACATATTTTTTATAACGATGCCAAATTGAACCTATTTTTAAAACCCAAGCGTACGGAACCTTATGAACCGCAGCAAATTTTTTCATAGACGCAAATATGTAATCCAAACTTTCATCAGAATAGTTTGTTTCATTACCTGTATAATTTTTATATTTCTCTCTTAATGTTGATAGAGGTAAACTATTAATGAATAAATAAGCCGCACTAATATATGGATTAGTAGCACCATTTTTATTACTCTCAACACCTTCCTGAATTGCATTTATAAAATACGGAGTATTAAAAATGGATGTTGTTTGATAGTTACTAACAAGACCACTATAATTCAAATATTTAACATCACCTTCAGTAGGTAATTGATTTTCATATGTTCTAGTTGCGTAAAAGTTTCTAAAATCATTATTAATTACCTCAGGTGTTTTTATGTTTTTATAAACAAAATTAGTTATTGGTTTTTTAGTATCCTCAGATTGATTATCATTAAAATTTGAAATAATTTTTTTAGTTGGATTATATAATAATGTTTTAGTCGTATTAAACGCCAATTTTTCATCAGTAGCAACCCCATTAGCTAAACCACTTTTAATCCAATTATTATCTGTAAACGGATAGGTATCCGTAAAATCATATTTATTTGAAGTTGTAGATGTACCAACATAATCAACAATATCTTTTTCATTATTTAAAGAAACTAATGGTTGTGACACCGAACTATCTATCTCACTATTAGGTATAAATGAAAACGACGCGTTGTTAACTGTATTCTCAATGTAACCTGTATTAAAAATTCCTCGTATATAATTTTGCCAACTTTGTCCGGTCCCGTCATTTGAAATGTGTTTCAAAACATTTTCAAAATTAGACGATGTAAGATTATATTCTTTTAAGGTTTTAATTAATTCAACATCACTATTATCAGATACACTATCTTCTATATTAATAGATTCCCCCTCACTAATAACATTAGAAACTTTATCCGCCTCAGATGTTAAATTATTAGCTCTATCTAATTTTGAATAATGAGATGTCAACAAGGTTCTCTCGTATATCTCATAAAGATATTTATGAACGACCTTGTTTTCAAAAATTTCATTGTTTACGGGAAACTCAATAGCCCCTAAAGATATTCTATTTGGTTCTGTAGCTGAATTTGAAGATTTTATTGATGGAGGTGGAGGTGGTGTATTTTGAGTCATACCATTAATAAATTCTTCAACAAACTGAATTTCAGGCCATACATCATATAAATAACCTTTTGTTTCTCCGATAATATCACTATCACCCGGATATCTTAATTCATATTTTTCTTGACCATTTTCACCCGGTGTTTGTTTAATTACTTGAGGCCAAGGATACACTGGTTGATTTTTATCATCACCTGAAGTTTTATTATCAGCACTCGCATTTGCAATTTCTTGATTAAAAATTACACCCTTTCTAATTTTACTATCTCTCTGTTCCCAAGCTTTAGTATGAACTTCATCCAATAAACGCAAAAATGCTTCACCATTGGCAAAAATAACCGCTAATACGTTTCGAATTGTTGGAACAAACCCAATCCCATTATCTTTATTTTCCAATAATGACGCAAGAGCTTTAGTTAACGCATCTTCAATTTCATTTCGCTTTGTTTTTAAGTCTTTATTCATTTTATCAGTTAAATCGATAAATGAATTAGTACCTTCAAAAACAAAGTATTGTGATATCGACTGAATCGCCCCGTTTTTAAGTGTTATTTCAAGATTTTGGAAAAGATTTGCGTTTTGTAATTCCGCTTGGAATTTAGTTAAATCTTCCGGAGTAGGTTGACTATTTTTTCTTTGTAATTTATATGTTTCAGTTAAATCAATATCATCGGATGTAATCTTTATTGGAAAAACTTTTTCATATGTTATACTGTTAGGTATTGAACATTTTGTGATTTTACCATTAATAGTATAACTACCTTTACCATCAACATTTCCACAAGTAACATTTTCATTAAGTAATTTATTATACTTGTCAATAATACCTTTCAATTTTGAAATAGCGTCGTTTTTTTTCTGACCATCTAAATTTTTCTTAAATGTATATATTTTTTGACCTGTTTTCTTTTTAATATAACAATTTTCACTATCCATAAACTCGTTAAACCACGAAGTTTTTAAGGTATAAAATACTTCTTTTTGATAATCAAATAATTGATTACCATATGTGTCTAAATTGGTTAATGGGTCTAAATTTTGTTTAACAAATGAATCAAGAATATTTTTTATAAAATTCTCAAGTCTATTTTTCATTTGCATTAATGTAATCTCCGGAAAATCAGTAGGTATTAAACCTTTCGATTTATACTCACTATACATTTCTCTAATTTTTTGATAACCCCTTTCAACAACAACATTATCTGTTTTAGTTGTTGTAGATGGACCACCACTAGTTCTACTAATATTAAATCTTGATTGATACATATGTGGGGTAGCTAAAAGAGCCCCCATCGTTATATCACTCAATACCGTATACTTGTATGTATAAAATTTTAAATCAACAGTAAAATTAGATGTTTCTGTATTATATGTTGTAGTGAAATTTTGTAACATTAACCCCAATCTAACCGCTTTACCAAAATAACCTTTAATTGTTAAATAAAATAATGGATATGGTAAATTAAAAAAGGCTGCGTATGGTGAATTATCACCGGCTTCAAATAATGCACGACCTTTAACGTCAACTAATCTAATATCTATAGTTGGTAAAAAATCTAAACCTTGTCTAATGTTAATTGATGTAATACCTAATAATTCATTATCCGTTGCACCGGGTTTACCACCTGAATTAATTGTTTGTTTCAGATAAAAATCATCACTATTATTTGGATTAACAACACTATTAAATTTAGGTTGATTAACACCATCACCTTTTATGGCACCTTTACCGGTTAACTCGTCAGTATATGAATTATCTAAATAAGCCTTATCTCCCGGTTTTAAAAAATTAATTTTAGCAATTGATATTGTTCTAATTGAGTCATTATTTCCCGTACCAATTGCTAATTTAGTTCTTGGTAATACACTACACTCAAGATTGGCATACATTACCAAATCCTCTTGTTTAACATACCTTTCCTTTACTTTATTATCACTATCAATAACTTTGTTTGGGTCTATAATTGTAATGTTATTGTAGTCGAATTCGACTAATATATTTTCGGTTTTATCTACCATAATAATAGAAATGATTATCTAATTGTGATTTATATTCTTGTAATGATGATACTAAAGGAAATGGTATTGTCAATATAGCAGCATC